TTCTTTGATGTAGTATATTTCTCTTTCATCGACATCTTTAATTTCACAACATTCTATTAATTCGACCACAAAATCTTCAACGCCATATTTTCGTATAGCATTATTTAAATAATGTGATTGATTTTTCTTTGTTGAGAAAGCCTCTGAAATATGACAACGAAACCTACCTTCGTGTCCATATGGTCTATATTTTTTATGATTCAATATATGAGAAACTGCTTGTCCTACATATATTTTACCATTTGATAAATTAACTATTTTATATATTTCACAATATCTTTCGGTTGGATTATCTAATGTTATATTTGATAGTTTTTGTCGGTTTGACGGTTCCATTACTATATTAACATTATTCTATTTAAGTGCTTTTGAATTTCAATTATTTATTGAAACAACTAACTAGGGAGTAACACGCTTTTAACGCTCCCTGTTGGGGACAAAATGTAATTACATATGTCTATCCCCATCAAAATCCGCATTGTATGGTTTTGTATCTGCTACATTCATTCTAAATGTATCGCCTTGCTTCATAATTTTAGCAATATGACACATCATACTCATTCTGTGAAGAGTAGGTTGTCTGTTAAACAGGATTGCATCGCCATCCATCATATGACGATGAACGATGTCACCATCTTCAAGAACAATACTCTTTCTATCTAAATAACGCAGAGTAATACTTTGTCCATTTTGTCTTTCTAATATTTTAGCGCCAGGCCATACATCAGGTCCATTTTGCACTAATTTAGTTAAGAAAGCTTTATTAATTCTGTTTACAACGATAGGTTTCGTAATATTTTTAGCAATTTTCATAGGAATACCCAATTCTCTAATAGAAATATTAGGGTCAGCCGTAATAACTGAACGAGCACTAAAATCAACACGTTTAGCCATTAAGTTACCTCTCATACGTCCACCTTTTCCATTTAATCTGTCCTTAATAGATTTATATGGTCTTCCAGACCTTTGAGCTGCAGGATTAGCACCTGGTAATTTATTATCAACCATTGAAGCAACGTGGTATTGTAAGACTACAGACCAATCATTGATAATATTTTCAGGAGCATTGTTTTGTATTTTTTCTAGCAACGTTTTATTCGACTTCACAATACTTACCAAAATATGTGTCAAATCATCTTCAGACCGTTGCTGTGCATCGTGTTTTACAGATGGTCTGACGGCTGGAGGAGGAACAGCCAATACTTGACAAACCATCCAATCGGGGCGCGACCAAATAGGACTAAATCCCATAAATGTAACATCCTCATCTGAAATTCTCTTAAATATTTTTAAGACTAGTTCTGGTGTCAATGGAATTACTATAGTAGTAAGTTCTTCCCCTTCGGTTGTAGATGAATTTTGCCACTCAGCTGATAATGATGACATCCCCTCCTTTTTTATTTTTGGAATTAAACAACCACAACCATCTTCAGTATCTTGACCACATCTTCTGATACCTTTGCATAATTCACAAACATATTTCCATCTATGTTGATTTTGCATTTTTAAAGCCTGTTTATATTTTTCTTTAGAAATCAATAATTTACTACATTTAAAACAAACACAACGCAATACTTTTTGAATTGTACTTAAGTACTGAATATAAAATACTGGACGTGCTAATTCTATATGTCCAAAATATCCAGGAGTTTGCATATAATCTAATCCATCTGTAGGACAAATTAATCCTGGTTCTAAAACACCCATTCTAGGGTCAAATAGCCCATTAATAACCGGTTTATTTCCAATATAGGCTTCCTTACTAGTAATTTCTGCAACAGAGCCCTTACGGATTTCTTCAGGTGATAATATGCTAAACTGAATACCGATAATTTTTGAGCAATTAATATTCTTCATATTTCCAGAATTTTTAGACATGCTTCTTATATATAACAAATAATATTTAGATTGTTTTATTTCAATTTTATTTTAATTAATAATAGGAAAATACTTATTTAATCAAGCTTTCATTATTAATTCACATAAAATTGAAATTATTATTTTCAATAAATAATTTAATAAAAAATTGAATATACTTAAAAATATATCTCAATAAACAATAATAACGAATGCCTCGCGATAGCCAACCTAAAATGTCTAAAAAAGAAACTAAGAATTCTAAAAGAAGAGAAGAAGAAACTAGAAAGAAAAAACGCAATGCAGAATCATCTGATGACGATGCTTCTTTCTATACTGACGATGATAGTGAAAATGAAATGGATTCTCAAGAATATCGTAAATTTCTAAAAAAAATGTTTCCGTCAAAACATTTGGATAAAAAAATTAAAGCTGGTGACAGACTTAAAAAGGTTATATCTGATGAAATGGAGGAACAAGAGGAAGAGGAAGAGGAAGAAGAGGAAGTTAAAAGCCCAAAGAAGAAATTAAAGAAAAATAATAAACAAACAAAACCAAAGAAGACCAGTAATAATGACGACGATGATGAAGACGATGATGAAGATGAAGAAAATGAACTTCCAAAAAAGTATGGTAAAACCAATAAACCTAATAAACCTAATAAACCTAATAAACCTAATAAAAAGAAACAAATTGTGATTAGTGATGAAGAAAGTGAAGAGGAACTGGGTTCAGAGGATAGTTACAGTGATGAAGATGACGAAAATGAAGAAGAAATAAGTCCTAAATCCGGTAAGTTTAATATTATATTTACTATTGGAGGAAGAGGTGAAGAAAATGAAGAAGATTACGATGACGATGACGATGACGATGATTGGGAAACTGATTCTGGTTCAAATACAGAAAATGAAGATGACCCAGTTAGTTCAGATTCGGAAACTGAAAATGAAGAGGAAGACGATGAAGAAGAGGAAGAAGAGGAAGAAGAACCCAAAAGAAGAACAAAAAAAATATCGAATAATTGTAAATCAAAAAATAAAAAGAATGACAATAAAGAGACTAATTGTAAAGAGACTAATTGTAAAGAGACTAATTGTAAAGAGATGGTTAAAGATAACCCAACAGAAAAAGATGAGATATTAATAAATAGATTAAAGGATTTTCTTGGTGTAAAAACAGAAACAAATAATGATGTTGTCACTATGTTAAAAGATTTGAAATCAAGAAATAACAATAATGACTTGGTAACTGAATGTCTTCGTGTTTGTGAAGCCAAAATGGAAGTTAACAAGAAAAAACAAGAAAAGAAAGAAAAGAAGGTAAAAGAGAGAAATGGTCGCATATTTAAGAAAATATTGCGTGATAAAAATACAATGAATGATTTCGAATTTTATGATAAGTTAGCGTCAGGTGAACAAAAGAAGATTATTAAGGAATTACGAGAAATTAATAAAATAACTAGAGTTGAAAAACCTTATCGTTTGACATTATTAGAATCCGATATTCCGGTAATATTCAAAGCAGCCGCTATGAAGAAAATTGGGTCTCTTCGATATATGGAACCAGGTTCAGGTGAATTTTATAAAATCAAAAATTGGGTTGACACTTTTATGAGAATTCCGTTCAGTGAATATAAAACCTTGCCTATTTCTATTAGTGATGGAGTAGATAAATGTCATAATTTTATGGCAAGCGCTCAAAAAACTCTTGACGAAGCAGTATATGGTCTTAACGATGCAAAAATGCAAATAATGCAAATGTTAGGCCAGCTAATAACAAATCCTAAGGCAATTGGTTCTGCTATTGCTATACACGGACCTCCTGGAACAGGAAAAACGAGTTTGGTAAAGGAAGGTATTAGTAAAATTCTAAATCGGCCATTTGCTTTCATTGCTTTAGGTGGTGCTACAGATAGCAGTTTCCTAGAAGGACACGGTTATACTTATGAAGGTTCCACTTGGGGTAAAATTGTTCAAATATTAATTGACAGCAAATGTATGAACCCGGTGATTTACTTTGATGAATTGGATAAGATTAGTGATACTCCAAAGGGGGAGGAAATTGCAGGCATTCTTACTCATTTAACGGATACATCTCAAAATACTCAATTTCACGATAAGTACTTTGCCGAGATAGATTTTGATTTGAGTAAATGTTTATTTATCTTCAGTTATAATGATGAAAGTAAAGTGAACCCCATTCTTAAAGATAGAATGTACCGTATTCAAACAAAGGGTTATAATCAGAAGCAAAAGACGGCTATATCAAATAATTACTTGTTGCCTAGAATTAGAGAGCAAGTGAAGTTTGAGATAGAGGATATTATTGTGCCTGACCAAACATTACATTATCTAATTGAAAACCATTGTAATAAGGAAGATGGTGTTAGAAATTTGAAGCGATGTTTAGAAATAATTTATACAAAATTAAATTTATATCGTTTAATGCGTCCAGATTCAAATCTGTTTGAAGAAGATATGTCTATAAAAGTTACGTTCCCATTCACGGTTACCAAGGATATGGTTGATAAGCTTATCAAGAAAACAGATAATGGTCTAAATCCGTCGTTATATCATTTGTATATGTAATTCAATAATTATAAAATTGTATTAAATTGTATAAAAAATATAAACTAAAATTGTTGTTTTTTATTTTTTGTTATGTATGTATATCAATGCCAGCAGGAAGTCATGGAAAAACAAGCACAATATTTTATCGTAGAGGTGTTCCGAATAATTTCACAGATTTTGCTACAGTAGTAGCGGGCAATTATGCTGTATTTCAACCAACTAGACCAATCATTAATTCACCATTCTTTCAAAAAAGCATTTCAAATTTTATAAGCGTTTCCAGATAAAAATTGTTTAGGAATGGCGCTAGTTAAAATATACTTAAAAAATTTTATATATTGTAATTATAATAATGCCTAAAATTTATAAAAATAAATTGTCTACTAGTGCTATTTTTTATAGAACCGGTATCCCTAATTCGGATAAATCGTTTGCATATCTTGCCACCCAAAATTTTTCAGCTGTTAAACAAATTTACCGATACTATAAACAGAACCCAGAAAGGGGACAGTTTAAATTATTTTAATTTTTACAAATTTTTAAATAAATAATACTTATATTTTAGTGTAATTATTATTTTAACATCTACGACGATGTGTTTTCCTTTTTCTTCTTTGTGTTTTCCTTTTTCTTCTTTGTGTTTTATTTTTATGTTTATTGGTTCTTTTACTTTTTCTATTATTTTTTCTTTTAATTGAACCACCTCTGGTTCCAGTGTTTCGTCGTGTTGAACGGCTTGAACTAGAACTAGAGCTTGGTGGGATTACAGTATTAACTTCTTTTCGTTTTTTAGAGATTGATGGAAGTTCACCATTATTTATATAATCTTCAATTTGTTCTGGAGTTAATTCAGATTTTGTTATTGGATATAGAATTTCGTCATATATAGATTGAGCCATTGGACCATAAAACACACCATATTTTGCGTTCCATTCCTCAAATCCTTTACGATTTAAAATTGTTTTGTAAGCATCTTTTCTAACTTTTGTAGCAGACATAGCAGAACCGGTATCTGTAACTTCAGGTTCTATAGCTTCTACAGATGCTGTTACTGTAGCATTAGGTGCTAATCTAGATGCAGTGTTTTCGGCTGATTTTAAAGCAAATGATAGTTTAGTAGCATCATCATCTTTTCCTCCAGCAATGTGTTTAATTTCTATATCTTCTAAATCAGAACTATCCCCTAATTGAGTTGATACATAATTCGATACATCTTTTGCTGGATTTGTCATTTCTTGAATAATATAATCAGTTCCTTCAACTCCTGGTAATTTACTTTCAATAAGTTGTTTTTTTGTTTCAAATGATATAGGATTATCCATAGTTCTTTTATCTCCATTTTTTTGTGTTGGACCACTTCCCAATAAAATTAATGGAACAGAATTAGCTTTATTTGCCAAGTCAACCAATTCTCGTAAAGCCGCAATATGGCCATTATGTGGTGGATTTAAACGGCCTATAAAATAAAATAATTTTTTTGATTGTCCATTTGCTTCAGTTACACTAATTTCTTCTACATCGTATTCTTCCTCTTGGCTATTATTAATTTCATTAGCTCTTCCATTAATAAATTCTTCAGGTTGAGACGACATCTATATATTAAAACAACATAAATATTTGTTAGTATAATATATTATATTTGTATGTCAACTGAAAAAGAAATATTACTTACAATTGAATCATTAATTGAGGGGCTTTTAAATAATATTTATAGCGCTAAATCAAATATAACTTACGTAAAAAGAGCTATTAATGTGTTAGATAATAACTACTTTATAGAAGATAAAGATGAGGTCTATTCACAATTAGAAAATATATTTGATAGTATTGCGGTTTCCGACTTAACCAGTGCATTGACTGATTATAAAAATATTGTTGAACATAAGCTAAACAATATTTGCAAACACGAATGGATTTATGACCATATAGATATTGGTCCGGAGAGTTCTCAGTCTATTACGTATTGCAGATTATGTGAAATATCTAAGAAATATTAGTTATATGTGTAAAATTTTAATACTCAGAATATGGCACGTTATTTCCACCACGCTCTCGTAAGTAATTGTATTGGTCTACTGTTATGCACGCGCATCCAGTGCTAGATGACATATAACTGGGGCAACATTCTGGTTTAAAAGGAGTTGTTTCCCAAAAAAACAGTTGTCCTTCCGGTAAAGGAACTGGTTGTTTTGGTCTATCCCAAATCGCTTTAACTCCGGCATCTGGTTTTGTTCCCGGGCTGTAAGTTAAAGTAGGTCTAGCCCAAGTAGAAGGATTCATAATATAGTCAGGGGTTTTGGCACCAGCAAATTGAGGAGTAGACGCTATATTATTAGAACTAACAAATCCTTCAACGGTAGAAGTGGTAGTAGTAGTTCCATTAGTTCCATTAGTTCCGTCACTAG